GCGCCGCGCGAAGAGCCCGCCGCAGCCTGGACAGGTGACGCGCGCGATCGGGCCCGTCACCGCGCGCCCGCCCGGCGCCCGAGCCGCGCCAGGAGTAGCCCCGTCCCGATCAGGAGCAGCGTCCCCGGTTCCGGCACGACGGGCACGGTCGCCGCCGCCTTCGCCAAGTACGACGCCTGGTCGGTCGCGCTCGTGTGTTGATGAATCTCCGCCCGGGCGCTCAGGCTGTAGAACGGCCCGACGACCGTGAACGGGACGTCCGGCGAGTTCATCGCGCACGACTGCGTCGCGCCGGCGGCCGGGAAGCACCCGGGCACGTGCAGGATCACGTCGAGGGCCGTGGCCGACGTCGGGGCGGCGATCGCCATGTCGTTCGCATTGCGGGCGTACCCGGTCAGGTACGACGCATCGCCCGCGACGACCGTGTCGGCACTGTCGGCGCCCGTGGCCGTCAGCGGGCCCTGGCCGACGGGCGCGGTGAACCTATCGTGGCCGAAGTCCACCGTCAGATCGTCGGGCCCGCTCAGGTGACGCACGTCGACCAGGCCCAGGTTGATCTTGCCGAGCGTCGGGGCGCCTGGCGTGTTGGACGTCGTGATCGCGAGCGTGTCGATCTGCCACGTTCCGATCGCGCCCACGTATGCGATCGTGTCGCCGACAACCGTGAACCCCGCGCCGCAGTTGATGGCGGAGACGGCGACGCGGGTATCGCAGAGCGCCGCGGCCGCGCCGGACGTGAAGTTCAACAGGGCCGACGCGTCCGCGGTCGACGCGAGGGCGAGACAGAGGACGGCGTACAGAACGTGCTTCATTGCGGAGATCTCCTTCAACCGAGAAAGCCTTCGTGTTCTTCACAACCCAGATCGCCCTGGTCGTCCGCCGCGTGCCGCGTGCCGGCCGGCAGCGAGAGGGCGAACACGTCCGGCGGGACGTCGAGCTCGAGGAAGCGCGCGTACCACCAGAGCGCGCCCCGGATCGCGTCCGCCTCGCTGCGAAAGCGCCCCGCGCGGCGGATCTCATTCACCGCCGCTTGTTCGTCGTCCGACCAGGTGAGCGTCATCGGGGTTTCACCGCGGCCGGCCGCACGGTCCAGAGCCCTGGGCCGCCCACATGCAGACCCCGAGCACGACGATCACGACGACGGTTAGCAGCATGGATGGTCCCTTTTCAGTTCTGAGTTCAGACTTCGCGGATCGTGACGCCGTGGATCGCTTCGGCGAGCCGCTTCCGTAAGCGGTACGCGGTCGTTTTCGTCGGCCCGCTCTTCGTGTCCTCGATCACGACTTCGCCGCTCTGCGCATCGACGTACCGGAAGTCCGCGCGATACCGCCCGCAGACGACCTGGCGCCCATCGTCGCGCCAGAGTTCGAGGACGATGATCGGAAACTCCGGTTGCCGCTCGAGCGCGAGGATCTCGCCGGCGGCCGCCAGGGTTTTCAGGTATTCATACCGGCGCGCTTCTTTCGTCGAGTCGAAGCGGATCCCGTCGACCGTACACATCTGCGCGTGGTACTTGTTCGCGCGGAGCGGCGGCGCGTCGAGCTCGCCGCCGAGCTGCCGCGTCCAGGCGGCGCGATCGCTCGTCACGACGGGGTCTCCGTCGGCGGCCGCGGCGGCGGGCAGTGACGATGAAGCGAAATCAGATACTTCGTGAACGCCACGAACACGGGGACCGGCATCGGGAGGTTCGGTCCATCCTCATGCTTCCCGCACCGTTGGCAGGTCGCGAACCACGGCTTCGGCCCGAGCGTGAGCCAAGACACACCGCGCCGTGTCATGACTCGCCGGTCCCTTCATAGGCCCGCCGCGACCGCTCGAGGACGACGATCTGCTCGACGGCGATCACCAGGCGTTCGACCGCTTGAGACGCGGACCAGAGGCGCGTCGCGTGCGCGCGCGCCGTCGCCGTGTTCGCGCGGGCCCAGTCGGCCGGGCCGGCGCCGAGCTCCTCGAGATACACCGCGGCGCGGCGGAGATCCTCGAGCATGAGCGCCGCGATCGGGTTCGGCAGGAGCGGGGCCGGCATGGGATCTATTGCCGCCACTGCCCGCTAATCGACAAGGGCGAAAGCAGAAAATCCTGCGTCGTCGCTTCACGGAAAACGGTGTTGTCGACGACGATCTGGACGGACATGAACGGATAGAGCACCCCGAAGCCGTACGTGATCGGCGATCCCTCGAGCGAGAGAAAGAGCGAGTCCCCCGCGATCGTGAGCGTGTTGAAGTAGGGCAGGGACGTCACGACCTGCCCGAGCCCGTCGACGGGCGTCGAGTACCGGACGCGGGCGCTCGTCGCGTTGCCCGTGACGCGGAACTGGATCGTGTGCTTCACGACGGCCGGCGGGAGCGGGGTCGGATCGTTCGGCAGGTTGTTGATGCTGACGGTCGTCGTGGGCCGGCACGCCATCGCGAGGGCCGACAGGACCACCACGAGCAGCATTCGCCAGGTCAGATTTCGCACGGGACCCACCTTCCACAATTCATCCACAGGTTTTCCACAGACTTTTCAACAGCCTAAGCTCTTGACCTTGTTCGTGTTGAGCGAAATCTACGGTCAAAATCGAGATCTCTTTTTCTTCGCGCGCCAGCGGCGCGCGGGTTTTGATCTTGTTCTTTGTCTTGTCTTGTACTGTCTGCGATACAAAATCCGTACAAAACGCGCAGAAATAGGCGCAGCGAAATCCGGACGCCGGGATTCATCGCTCGACGCCTTCAAAACCGAGGGGGAGTTGCCCGATCCGCGCGCGCCGACGCGCGTATTGATCGCCGCGCCGTTCCATCGCGGGGATCCAGATCCCGCGATGCAGATCCCACGTGTCGCGCCGGAAATGTCCGGTCCGCGTGCAGACGTCGATCAACGTCGCGAACTGATCCGCCGGCAGCATCGAGGCGGCCTGGAGATCTTCGACGGGGAGGGGAGCGCCCCGTGAATCGATCGCCTGTCCAGGGCGGCGGCCGTGACGCGCGACGTGACACCAGAGCCCGACGAGCCCACCGAAGCCCGCGGGCCCGAGCTCGCGCACGACGGCGCGGACTTTGGGATCGTCGGGTGTGTCCGCGTCGAGTTGAAACCACTTCATAGCGGCCTCCTTGATCTCGACGCGTCAGCGGCGGCCGCGGCGCGCGGGAGTCATCGGAGGGAGCGTCGCTTTCGCGGCGCGGAGTCTCGGCAGCGTCGCGGCGAAGCCATGCGGGCGCCGCGGCTTTTCGGCGCGCGGGCGTTTCAGGTCCGCGAGTACATCCTCGCGGCGCCACCGATACGGGTACTTATCCCAGGGGCGCGGGGCGAACGTGCCCTGCTGGACCTGGCGCCGGATCGTGGACTCCGACAAGCGGTAGATCGGCGCGAGTTCGTTCAACGTCAGGATGACGGGCAGGGCCTCGAGGTCGAGCACGGGTGCGAGTGAATGCTTCACGGCGGTCCCCTTTGTGGAATCCCTCGACAGGTGTCGGGGGGCGACGTACCGGTGAAGGGCGGCCCCATCGGGGCGGCCCGTTGGGGCGGCCCCTCCGCCAAATCACGATAGAAAAAGGGTTTCCATCGTTGGCCCACGCCTTCACACGGCGATTTTATTCAAAATGCAATAACTTCACACGCCAATCACTTCGAACTGTTGTAGAAGGTGTGCAATTGTATTGTCAAGGTTTCAGACTAGAATTAGTCAGAATTAGGCGATTGTGTGATATGACGCGCCGCGACGCCCGCGCGCTCTGACGGAGTTCTGACGACATGCCACGACAACAACCCCGGATCCGGATCGGTCAAGGAATCTTTCGCGACGGCGATGTCCTCGTCGGCGAAGTCCGGATCGGCAGTTCCCGCGACGGTACCCAACAGCGGGCGCGCCAACGGTTCAAGCTCGGTACCTCGATCGGGGAGATAAAGGCGTGGCAGCACGGCGCCCGCCACGAGCTCGCGACCGCGGCGCCGGCGAGCGCTACGCCATCGCGCGGATCGCTCGCGGCCGACATCGCGGAGTTCGTCGCGGCGTTGCCCGAAGGGCGGTACCGCGTCGATACGGAAGGTCTGCTCAGTCACTGGGCGCGGAGCCCGTTAGGCGACCGCGATCGCCGCTCGATCTCGCGTCTCGATCTGATCGGCGTGATCTCCGACTGGACGACGGCGGGCGCGGCGGAGAATTCCTGCAACCGTCGACTCGGCCGTTTGCGGAAACTGTTTCACGCGCTCGACGGCATCGACGACGAGAACCCGACTGACAAGATCCAGTACTTGCGCGAACCGAAAGCCGAGCCGCGAGACATCCCCGCGCGGATCGTCCAGTTGATTCTCTCGTCGTTGCCCGATCAGGGCCGCGCGGCGGCCGGCGAAACGCGCCCGACGATCTCGGAAACGAAACTCCGCTTGCGCGTGATGGCCTGGACGGGAATCGCGCCGGCCACACTCCGACGCGTGCGCGCCCGCGATCTCGATCTTGAGCGATCGCGCGTGTACCTCCGTCCCCGACGTAAAGGTAAGGGGACGCACGGCGCCTGGGTCACGCTGCTCCCGCTCGCGGTCGACGCGTTCCGCGACTTCGCGGCCGCGGGCTTACTGGAGCGAACCTGGTCGGGCTCGAGCATCGGCAAGACCTGGCGCGTCGGGATCGCGCGGGCGACGGCCGCGGCCCATCGCGTCGCCGCCGAAACGGGCGATCCGTCGTGGGCCGCCGAGATCGCCGCGCTCCCACCGCGGTGTCGTCCGTACGACTTGCGTCACGCGTTCGCGTCCGAGATCTATCGCGAGACGGGCGACATCGGCGCCGTCTCGGAGCTGCTGCAGCACGCGTCGTTCGAGACGACGAAACGGTACACGCGGGGCGCCGTGTCCGCGCGCGTCGCCGCCGCCATCGCGAAAGCCGGCGCCGCCTACGCGACGATCGCCACAATCCCCGCGCCGGTCGCGCCCGCCTCCCGCTTGCGCCTAGTCCGCGGCGTGTAGCCCATGAGAGAGCCGTACTACGTGCTGTTTTTGCGAGCCGCGGGCGCAGAAGCCTACACGAACGAGGCCGGCAGTCCAGACAAGGCGGCCCTCATGGCCGAGGCGAATCGGGCGTTGATGCGCGGAGTCGCGAGCGCGATCGTCGCGAGAATTGAATTCTGGGAGTCGGCCAGCACGCAAGGTCAACGGGACCCGCAGGACTGGTGATTCAGTGACCGCCGAGCTCGCGGGCAAACTGCGTCGATGGGTCGTCCTGGCGACGATCCTGTTCGCGCCCCTCGCGTGCACCGTACGGCCAGAGCCCGTACCCAAGTTCCGAATCGTCGCTCAGCAGGGAATGATCCGGTCGATCGTCGTGGACGAGAAAGTCGCAACGGATGAAGCCGCACTGTTCAAGATCGCGGAATCGCTCCTGCCCACGATGCCGAACCGCGCCGTGATGCTCCACGTCTGGACGGACGCGCGCCAGGTGCCAGAGCGGATCGAGAACATGACGGACGCGCAACAAGCGGCGCGGCGCGCGATCGTGACGATCAACCTGAACACGGGCCATCGGCAAGTCAATCATCTTCCCTAGAACGACCCCCAGGGCGGCCCCAGATTTCGGGGCCTTGGGGCGCCCCACTTGCCTAATCCGATCACCATCGCCCAGTACAGGCGAGCGCCACTCCGCGGCCGGTTTTCGGGCTCTGGGGGCGCCCCAGGGGTCGCCCCAAGTTTTCCAACCCCGTATATTTCGGCCTATTTTTAACTATTTCTAATTACGCTTGGGGCGGCCCGGTGTGGGTTGTTCGTTTGGGCCGCCCCCGTAAGTGCTTGAATCGGAAGGGATTAAGTGGTGGGCGCTACTGGACTCGAACCAGTGACCCCCGCCGTGTGAAGGCGAGAGTCGACGCCAGAAGTATGTGATTCCAAATGACTTCTACGAGGGGCCGCCCCACAGGGGCGCCCCACGTGGCCCGATCGCGTGTATTTCTAGGTGACGAACTACGTAGACGCCCGGACCGTCACTCAGCCGATCGGGATCGTCACGTTGATTTCAAATTCCCACCCCGTCAACGGCGTCCAGGCGCCCAACGCGGCGTAGAGGAGCAGACTGTTCGGGCCGCCCAGGACGATCGAATTGTTCCCGTAGCCGGTGTGCGCCGGCGTGAAACTCCCGAAGAACGTCAGCAGCGCGGACGTGTCGACGAACGTGAACGGAAACCCCGTGATCGCCAGGTTCCCAACCCCGGCGGGAATCGTCGCGTTCTTCACGCTGATCCGGAGGCGGGCGTCGCTCCCGTGGAGATAGAAGTCGCTCTTGATCGACCCCGGCGTGAAGCCGACGCAGTTCGCCGCGCTGAACCCCAGGCCGATCAAGCGGCCTTGCTCGTGCGAGACGAGGATCCAGTCGCTCGCATCCCAGACGTACTCGGCGGTCCCGCCGGCGGCGCCGCCGACCGAGCCGGCGAGGTGCGTCGCGTTCACGCTGCTCGAGCGATTGAGGAACTTCCCCCCGGCCGGCCCCGACGCGGATTGATGCACGAGGAGCGCGGTCCCTGGGGCGCGGTTGATCAGGACGAGATGCGTCCCGAAGGGAATGCTCCCCGACGACGGGGCCGCGCCGTGCACCACCATCTGGCCCGACGCGCTTTGCAATGAGATCACGTAGTGCCCGTAGCCAGGCTCCAACGCGATCGCCCCTGCGGCGGTCGCGTGCCCGCCGAAGAAGAACTGCGCTTGCCAGCGGGCGCCGTACGGTTCGGCCGCCGAGCCGCGGACGAGCATCATCCCGTCGGCCCCGCCGACGAACTTATGGGCGTCGTTCCAGTCGGACGGCTGGATCTGCGTCGCGTCAGGCCCGTTCGCTTTCGCGCTCGCCCGGGTGTGTTGCAGGATCGCACTCATGTCAGCCCCCCTCAGACTTGCCCCAGTAGTACGCGATTCAGGACGTCGTCAAAACTGAACCGCGTCGTCGACGCGTCCACCACGCGGCGCGGGTACGTGCCGGCCGCGTACGCGACGTCGTCGATCGTCACGCGCTGAATGAGAAAATCGCCCGTGAGATTCGTCGGCGCCGGCAGAGCGACGTGCACCGTCCGCCCGCTGCGCGCCTCGGGATCGTGCGTCGTGTACGTCAGGCGCGTTTCGATCGTCTTGAACAGCGCGAGCTCCGCCAGGCCGCGCGCGCGGGCCCCGTCTTCGCTCAGGCGCCGATCCTGAATGTAGTGCTCGATGATCCCGTCCCCGCCTTCGACGGCCGCGAGCGCCGCCTGGGCGGCCAGGTCGTCGACGTAGACGATCAGGTTGACGTCGTCGCCGATCGTCACGCGTTGCGCCGGCGCGACCCCGACGAGCGCCGGGGCGGTCGATACGACGGTTCCCGCGAGCAAGTCGGCCGTGATCGCTCCGGGGCCCGCCGCGGGGATCCCGGTGAGAAAGAAGCGGCCCGCCGCCGTCGACGTCCCCGTGTACCGGATGACTTGGGTTTCGACGAGGATCCAGCCGGCCGCCGGGATCCCCGCGAGCGAGTCGAGCTCGATTGTCGTCGCGCCCGCGGCGGTCGGCGGTGCGACCCCGCCCGCGCCCCCAGGACTGCCCGGGAGCCCCTGCGCAGGGAGCGGCGCCCCGCCGAGCGCGCTATCGGGATCCTTGTCGGTGTAGGTCGTCGTCGTGTTGTCGTTCAGCGTGAGGAGCTCCCGCCATTGCGAGCCGCCGGCGACCGTACGAAACAGGCGCCGCCGCGTGGTCCCCGCGGGCCCCGTCGCGATCGCCGACACGAGGATCGCCCCCGTCGTGATCGCGTTGACGGTCGGCGCGAGCTCGCCGCCGCCCCCGACGACGACGTCGTTGTAGGTCGTCGTCGCGTTGTCTTTCAGATCCGCGACCAGGCGGAACCCGCCGGCGCCGTCCTGGCGGTACAGGCGGCGGCCGACGACGCGCGGGTCGCTCGAGGTCGGGACCGTCGCGGTCGCCGCTTCCCCGACGTCGTTGGCGGTCGAGAACGCGGGGAGCGTCGCGGTCGCGAGCTCACTATCGGCGGCGCGGTCGGTGTACTGGCTCGACGTGTTGTCGGGGATATCGATCACGTGATGCCAGGGGAAGACCGCGACCGCTTGCTGGGACTGATCCGGGTTCGCCGACGATCGATAGACCCGGCGCCCCGTCACGCGCGCGTCCCCAAACGCCACGGGGATCGAATTCAGGATGACGGCCGAATTGTCCTCGGTGATCGGGATCCTGGTACTGGGAGTGCTCTGAATGGGGAGCGTTTCCCCGTGGGGCGTCAGAAACGAGATCGCGTAGTGATACGACCCAATCTTCATGCGTCCGTTCCCCGCCGCCAGGACCTGGAACGGAATCCCGCCGGTCGGGGTCGCGACGGCGCGGCCCGTGAGCACGGTCCCGCCGGTCGTTGCGGGCGTGAGATGGCCCGCCGCATCGACAAAGGCGGTCGCATAGCTCGAGGCGACCCCGACGGCGATCGGCCCGCGCGCGGACGGCGCGAGGAACGCGGCCGTCGTCGGCGGCGGCGCCGCGGCGGGCGTGATCGTGATGGGCGCCGACGCGGCGCCGACGTCCGAGCGCCGGCCATCGGCGAGTTCCAGCGTCACCGCGTACTGGTACGGGCCGCCTGACACGTTGCCCGGGGTCGTCGTCGGTGCGAGCGCGACGCCAGGCGCCGCCGGGGCCGTTGGCGGCGGGATCGGATCGACCGGGGCCGTCCCAGGGGGGAGCGGCGCGGTCGTATTCGCCTTCACGCCCCCGGGGTTCGTCGCGGTGTAGGTCACGAGCGCCGTCCCGATCTTCGCGCGGCCGCCGGCGGCGTTGAACGGTTGCGCCGTCGAGAGCGGGATCAACGTGTCGGGCGTCGCGAGCGTCGCGGCGGCCGTCGCGCCGTCGCCTTCCACGATCAGGCGCGTCCGGACCTGCGTCAGATCCGCCGAGATTTTCAAGCCGCTGTACCGCCCGCCAGGCGTGAGCGGCGCCGGCGCCGGCCCCGGTTCCGTCCCGATGAAGAAGTGCAGGTCGCCGACATAGTCGACGTACCAGTACGCTCCGATCATCGCCGCCAGGCGCGAGAGCGCGCCCGAGACATCTTCGAAGGTGAACGTCATGCCGGGGATCGAGGGGAGCCCGGCCTGGACGTGGGCCGTCGTGATGACGGGCGCGAACCGGGCGATCACGTCCAGGACGATCGTCGTCACACTGGCGGTCAGATACTCGGTCGTCACCTTGCGATGGTTGAGGCGCTTCGAATAGTCGATACACGACAGGTCGTACCGGACGTGGGCCGGGACATCGAGCTCCGCGTACTGCTCACGGACAGTGATCTGCCCCCCGAAGATCTGCGTCGCGGGATCGATCGCGCCCAGGTAGATCGCGATCGACGCGCCTGGGAGGATCGGCGGGGGCGTGATCGAGACGAATCCGGGGTCGGTCGCGAACGCGGCGTTGTCGAACGCGTGCGGGGCGAAGGCGGCGGCAGACGCGGACCGCGGTTCCGCGACGACCGTGAGCGCGGCGGTGTTCGGGGCGTCGTTCAACAGGTCGTCGATCCGGAGGCGCCCGTACCGCGCGAACGGGGTGCTCGTCTTGCCATCGACGATGATGACGACTGCGGTCGGATCGGCCGCCATGCCTACACGGTCCCGAGGCGGCGCGTGTTCCGCATCCCCTGCATGACGGCGTCCGACACGAGATCCGCCATCATCGACCGCGTCTGGGGATCATCGGTCCCAAACATCCCCGACATGTTGACGTTGACCGTCACTGGCCCCGCCGCCCCGCCGCGGCCGCCGGCGGCCGCGGCCGCCGCGGGCGTCAGCGTCCCGAGTTCGATCGGCGCCGAGAGCGACGCGAACCCCGCGGCGACGTCGTCGACGGCCGCGAGCGCCGGATCCACCATGATCCCGCCCAGGCGCCCGAAGTGGTCCGCGATCCCGTCGATCAAGTCGGGGACCGACGACATCCCGATGATCTCGTTGTACATCCACCGAAACGCGTCGACGATTTTTGCGGGGAGCTTGATCACTTCACCGATCAACCAGGCGAGTTTGTCGAACAACCAGCCCTTGAGATCGCTGTACCACTGCGCGACCGTCGTGATCACGGCGCGAAATGCGGCGGGGAGCGTGTCGACGAGAAAGCCCTTGATCGCGCCGACCGCCTTTTGAACGATCGCGACCATGTCGTCCCAGTAGTGCCAGACCGCCCACACCGCAAGCACCGCCGCGGCGATCGCCGCGATCAAGGGCAGGAACGGCACGATCGCGGCGCCGGCCGCCGCGAGCGCGCTCCCGAGCCCCGCCGCCCCGAGCAGCGAGACGAGCGGCCCGAGCGAGATCACAATCGGCGCGAGCGCCGTGCCGAGCGCGACGGCCGCGATGATGAACGTCTGTACCCCTTCGGGGAGTGCTTGGAACGCGGACAGAATGGCTTTCAAGTTGTCCGCGAGCACGGCCCCGACCTGCTCGTTGAAATCCGACATCTGATTCTTGAGATTCTTCATCGAGCCCGCCGTCGTCTCGACGTCGGCGCTAAACTGCCCCGCGAACTTCTGACTGATCAGGTCGACGATGTCGGCGAATTTGGCCCCTTCGGGGACCGAATCTCCGAGGACTTTCTTGAGTTTCCCGAGCTCTTCGCCGTCCGATTGCGCCGCCTTCGCCATCATGTTCGCGGCGGTGACCAGATCCGTTTGCAGGAAGCTCGCGAGATTCATCGCGGCCTCGAGCGTCGGCTGCATGGCCTCGGGGCCGACCTGCCCAATCGTTGTGAAAACCGCCTGCGCGTCGGTCACCGCCTCATCGGAAAACGTCGACACCCTCTGGAGCGCCGTCGCCATTTCGCCGTACGCGGCGATAACGGCCGGCGACGCTTGCCCCGCGTCTTTCAACGCGACCGTCAGCCGTGCGGTCGCCGCTTCCCCTTCGGCGAATTCGTTGATGAACCCCGAGACGGCCGCGGTCACGTCCCCGACGAAGTCCTTGACCTGGGACGAGCTCAGGACGCTGTAGGTCGACTTCGCGAAGTCGGCGATCCCGGTCGCGGCGTTCTTGATCGACCCGGCCGCCTGGCTGATCGCCTGGTCGACGTCGGCGCCGACTTTCCCCGCCGACTCGACGAGCTCCTCGGTCGACGTCGTCGCATCCCGGCACGCGGTGATGAACGAGGAGAAATCGGCGAGGAAATTCGCGGTCAGTGGCATGACGTCACTCGCGGGATTCGCGGTTCATTTCGTCGACCAGAAATTCGTAATAGTGCATTGGGAGATCCCAGACGTCTGGCAGCGTCCAGCCCATCACGCGACAGATGGCGAAGTCGGAGCGGGCGCGGTCGCGCCATTGGTCGTTTTTTTTTCGGCCGCGATGTACGCGCGCATGACGTGATCGTGCGATTGGATCGCCTTCTGAACTTCGAGATAGCTCGCCGCGTCGATCGCGTCGAGCGCGGCGCGGACGACCGGCGCGGGCTGATCGCGAATGACGAGCGGCCGCCCGTCGAAATCCGTAAACGTCCAGTCGATCAGGTACGCGAGGACGGTCGCGATTCCGCTCTCCGTCGGATCAATTTCGAGCGTGAAGTCCAACCCCTTCGTCACGGCGGTCGCCGCGGCCGCCGCGGTCGCCGCGTCGAGTCGGACAGGTTTCGTCACCGCACTCATCAACGCGCGGAATTCGCCCGCGGTGAGAAACCGTTTCACCGTGAGCGTATCGCCGCCGGAAATCGGCAGGACGTCAGTTTCAGGGCGTCGGACGCGTGATCCCATGCTCCCCCTCGATCGAAATCGGCCCGAGCCGCGCGGCGAACCGCCCGTCCCGCTGCGTGAACGTCTGAATCTCCCACCGCCAGGCGCCCCGCTTGAACGGGGCGACGAAGAAGAGCGGCCGCTGCGCGAGCTTGTACGCGTCGACGGCCCCGGGGACCAGCGTCCCCTGGACCGACCAGCCCGCCGCGGGCGCGTGCGTCACGGTGTACCCCTCGACGGCCGCGGCCGTGTAGTACGCCCACTTGACGGCCGCGACGCGCCCGCGGATCGTCTGCATGTCAGGGCGTGACGGGTTCCATCGTCCACGGCCCGGCGCCCGCAAACGTCCCCGAGACTTTGATCGCACCGTCGTGCGCGACTTCGATCCCCGTGTCGAGGTACGCGAGCCCCGTGAAGAAGAACGTCGGCGCCAGGTCCGACGGGATCAGCTTCAGGAGCACGGCGAGCTCGCCGAGCGCGACGTTGAAGAGCACCGGGGAGGTCGTTTCATCCCAGATCCCCTCGAGCTTCCCGCCGATGTCGGGCAACCCCTGGACGTACACCTTCGTCGTGTCGCCGAAGCAGGTCGCGTCCGCGCGATCTCTCTTCAGGTCCAGCGACCAGGTGTTCAGCGTTGCGACGACCGCCGGGGTCGCTCCGCCCGTGGGGTCCATTTCGACCGATCCGTGTGATCCATGTCTGCGTGCCATACCGTGTCTCCCCTTTACGCGGGCGTGACGATCACTTCGTACCGCGCGCCCCGATGCTGCCAGGTGTTCCCGTCAACGTTTTCCGTGTACCGCACGCGATCGACCCACCGCAGGACCATCAGCCCCGCGCCCGCTTCAGGCGGGAGCGCGAGCGGTTGCCGATCGAGGAGCGCGTTGATGCGCGCGTCCGCCTGGGCGATCGAGCTCCCGCCGCCGCTCTGCATGACCGCCTTGACGACATAGATCAGCGCGCGCCAGGAGTCGACCCCGTGAAACTCCATCTGCGCCCGCGACGTCGACGCGCTCACGATCACGAACTTCGTCGCCCCCTGGGCCGCCAGGTCGAAGTAGACCCCGTCGGGCACGTACCCGGTGAGCTCCGGATCGGCGCTGAGCTTCCCGATCAGGGCGCGCTCGACTTCGCTCACGTCGATCACGTGCGATCCCCTCCGACCGTGATCCCCTCCGCGCGGACGAGCTCGGCGACCTCGACCGTCGCCGCCCGGCGATCACGTTCGGTGATCGGGAGAAACGTCGCCCGCGGCGCCGTGCGCGCGGTCCCGAATTCGTACAAGTGCGCGTGCGGCGCGCTCGACACGAGCGTATAGAGCGTCGCGACCCCGCGGGCCGTGCGCTCGACGATCTTGACGCCGGCGCGCAGCGCCCCGGTCACGATGGGATACTCGGCCAGGACTCGCGCTTCCGCTTGGCGCGCGTACCGGAGCAGGATCGGATCGGCGTCGTGCTGGAGCTTCACGGGGAGCGCGGCGAGCTCGCGCTTGAGCTCGTCGAATCCCCTGAGCTCGAGCTTGTTCGGCACTAGATCGTCTCCTTCGCAAACAGAAACAAGTCGATCGGCCGTTCGAACGGGCGCGCGATCCCGGTGATCAGGAAGAACCGCCCGTCAAACACGAGCCGACATTCGACGGTCACGTCGGCCCGGTGTCGCCCGTGAATCACATGCGTCGCGGTCGCGACAATCGTCCCCGCGGTTTGCCGTTCCAGATCCCGCACGGTCGCCGGCCGAATGTCGATCGGCCAGGCGGGCGGGAGATCCGTCCAGGTGTCGACCATCCCGCCGTCCCCGTCCGGGACCGAGACGAGCGCCTGAAACATCCCCACGTGCCGGAACGCGCCGATCCCCATACTCAGGCCAACGTCGGATCGCGCCAGAAGCGCAATTGATTCGCGACCGCGGCCCAGACCCGATCGTCGTTGTCGCCCGCCGAGCCGAATTCATCGCCCGCGTGTTCGTAGGTATGCGCGAGGAGCAACATGACGGCTTGCTGAATCTCGGGCGGCGCCGTCGTGTCGTCCCACGTCGGATCATTCTGATCCTTCACATACTTGCGGATCGTCGCGCTCGCGCTCGCGAGCTTTTCCAGAACGCGGTCGTCGTGCACATCATCGGCGACATAGAGATGCCGTTTTGCGGACGCGAGCGAGACCAGCAGGGGGTCGGCCATTAGAGCATCCCCCCGAGAAACGCGGCCGTCACCGGGCCCGCGGTCATTCCCGTCGGCGTCGCCTCGAGCGTGACAATGGGGAGCTCGAGGTACCCGATCCGGGCGATCGGCGCGCGCAACAGTTCCAGGTGCGCGAAGGTCCCGCCGGCCCCCTCGAGGAAAATCCCCGTCCCCGCCGGATAGGCGGCGATCATCGGGCGGACGTACTGCCCGTCGCGGTCCAGGTTGTCGAGGTACAGCCGCGTGACCTGGCCGACATAGGGCGGCGCCGCGTCGACCCGGAGCTCCCCGTCCCGGACCTGGTCGTCGGGCGTCGCGTTGAACTGAAACGCCCAGGATCTCATCGCGCGTCCTTCCCGCGTTTGACGGCCAGCGTCCAGGCGCCCGCCGCGCTGCCCGGGGCGGCCGTCGTGTCCGCGTTGCAGTGAAACACCGACCCGTCGGCCGTGACGCAGTCGCCCCGCTCATACAGGCGCCCAGGGACGTGCACGCCCCGGTACAGCATGAGCGGGAGCACGATCGCCTTCTCATCGGTCGCCCCGCCGCGGGTCCAGCGGAACGTGACCGCCCGCTCCCCGTCGTACTCGCACGTGACCGTCTCGACGCCCTGGCCGTCGGCCCCGGCCGGCCCCGGTGGGCCGGGCGGCCCAGGGACGGGTCCGGCGCCCGCCAGCGCGGCGACCGTCTCCTGGACCCCGCCCAAGCCCGCCGTCGCCGCCTCGAGCGCCTTGACGCGGCCCACGACGGGCGTCAGGGCCGCCAGGATGGCGCGCTCGATCGCGGTCACGAACGCACTGACGAGGGCGGGATCATCCGAGCTCATGGGATACGGCCCCCCAATCCTTCGCCGCCAGGGCGGCGACCAGCGCGGTCACGGACGCGGCGGCCGCAACAGCCACCGGTGCGGGCAGCGCGGCCGGCGCCGGCGCCGGCGTCGCGAACGGCGAATTCCGGTCCCGTTCGTCGAGCGCGGCGAGCGAGTAGTTCTGCTGCTGCATGTACGGGGTGTCGCCGCCCTGGACCTTCCCGAGTCCGAAGTACTTCGCGCGCGCTTCGTTCGGCGACACGGCGCCGGATCCGATCGCCTCCGAGGCGGCCTTCGTCCGCGTCTGCGTGTCCATGTAAATCAGATCGTCGATGTCGAATTCGGTCCCGTAGTCCGTCCCCCCGAGCCCGAGCCCTTCGTCGAGCGACGTTTCACACGAGACCACGAGGCTCTGAATACACTGCGAGTAGTACTGCTGCTGCATGGGCTCGACGCTCGCGAACGGCGGCGCCGGCCCGACCCCGATCATGAACGCGGGGACGTGGTAGCACGCGCAAATCGTCTCGGCCGTCCACCGGAGCTGCTCGATCAGCTGCGCATCGACCGCGTTGACGGTCATGGGCTCGTACTTCAACCCGTCGCCGACGACCGCGACGCGCCCGACGTTGTCGCCCGAGAAGTTCGTCGTCCAATAGTCTTTCAACCGGGACGCCGTCTCGTCCTTGATGGCGCCGGGCGCCGTGAGGATTCCGGACGGTTGCGCGCCCGACGCGAAAAACTTATTCGACGTCTGCTGAATCGTGAGCCCCTGGAGCGCGGACAGCCCGCACGCATAGAGCGGCGTGACCCCGATCAAGGGGTGAAAGAGCGCGATCATCCGGTCGTGGATCATTTCGCTCGCGGGGACGACGATCGGGCCGGCGCTTCCGAGCACGCCCGCCAGGTCGTTGTGCTTGAGCTCGTAGTACACCGCGCCGTCGGGGGCGACGAGCGGGCAGACTTTCGTCGGGTCGAGCACGTACAGCGCGACGACGACCCCGCGGGCGTCGCGCTCTTTCAGGACGTACGTGTTCCCGTGGACCAGCTTCGACGTGATCCACTGCTCGATGAACTTGATCGTCGTCTGGTACCGGTTCGGTTTGCGGAGCACGGGGGAGTACGCGGGGTTCGTCGTTTCGTGCCAGACCCCCTCGTCGTCGCGCCGCATCAACCGGAGCGCGAGTTTCGCGACGTCGGCGGCGATCAGGGTGACGCACGCGAACACGGCGAAGTACGACAGGGCGGACTCGCAGCGGATCTCCGCGTTCTGCTGCCAGGCGCCCGTGAACGGTTCACGGACGATCGGGTACCAGCTGCGCCCGCTGTCGAGCGGACGGAGCGCGGACGTCGGCGCCGCCTTCGTCGCGATCAGGTGGTACCCGAAGATTTCGAGTTGCATAGGGGGGCGCCAGCGAGCCACCGCGGGGCGCGGGCGACATACGCGTCGCCGCGCCCCGCGTCTTGCCTTGTGTTAGAGCGCCGGTTCGTCGGCCGCCCCGGACGGCGCGGGCCAGGCGACGGCGGTCAGGTACTTGACGGCGTTCGCGTTCGCCCGCAGCCAGTTCACGAACCGTTCGGCCCGCAGCCCGACGCAGTTCGTCTGCCAGAGCGACACGTACACCGTCGTCGCATCGGCCGGCGACGCAGGGGCGGTGTCCATCTGGAGCGACGCTTCCCGCGACGCGTCGATCGTGACCCCGCCGTCGTCGGCGTAGAGCACGAGCGACGGCTGCAGCGCGATCACGTTCGTCCCGGCGGCCTGGCTCGCGATGAACGTCAGCCCCTTGTAGTTCCCGCCGCTGATTGTGATCCCGGGGAACATCGGCGACCCGTCGGGGTTCGTGCGGAACGACAACCCGAGGGCGTTCGCCGCCGACAGGATGAACGTGACCCCGTCGACCGCGATGTTATTCGTCGCGAAGTGGTTGATCAGCGAGATGACGTCGGCGAGCGGGTTCGCGCTGCCGGCGGCCGTCGGCGCGCCGTTGGTGATCGACGCGGGGTTGACGCCCACGACCGCCGCCACGGCGGGATCGATGAACTGCTGATCGAGGAACTGCGCGATCCCGGCGATCATGTCGCGCCGGACCAGATCCTCCGCGGACGGATTCGACAACCGGACGAGCTCCTCGGTGAGCACGATGATCCCGGCGGCCTTCGCGATCCCGAGCGTCGTCGCCGCGAACGCGAGTTTCGTGACGGGCTTGGGCTTCGATTCGCCGACCCACCCATACGTCCCGCCGGCGGTCTGCGCGGGGACCTTCGTGTTGAAGGGGACCGTCCGCAGCCCAGGGATCTTGCCGAGAATCGTCGCCGGCCGGAGCAGTTCGATGAATTCGGCCGCGATGGCCTGGTTCACGAGCGGGCCGGCCCAGGTCGCGTCGGTCGTCGTGCCGGGCGCGATCGCGGCCTTCAGGTACAGCGCGACTTCCGGCGTCGAGGAGTCCCACCGCTTGGCGTACTCGGCCGCTTCGTGGATGTTCCCGTTGCACACGAGCTTCGCGCACGCGGCGCGGACGAACGCGGTCCCGGGGGGGACGTTGCTCTTGATCGTGACCACAGGATTCCGCGGCGCCGTGACGCCCTGGCCTGGGACGATCCGTGTCGCGGACGCGGCCTGGAACGTTTCGAGCTCGCGGTACCGCACCAGGTCAACGTCGATGGCTTTCACTTCCAGGCGGAGCGCGTCGACGGTCGCCCCTTGCGCGTCGGGGGTCGTCGTCGTGTCGGGCCCCTCCGACATGAGGTTTTCGATCTGCGCGACTTTCGCGGCGCGCGTGTTTTCGAGGTTTTGGATCTTTTCTGCGGTTGTCATGGGAGATCTCGGGATCGGTACGGACGAAGCGCCAGGCGCGGCGAGGTACGACGCGTCGAGTTGTTTGATCGTGTGGATCGTCGCGTCCATGTTCGCGGGGACGGTCACGAGCGAGAGCTCGCAGATCTCGACGTTCGTGAAGCGGCGGGCGCCGTTCTTGAGGATCTGCATCCCGCCGTCGAGCACCCGGTACCCGATCGACACGCCCGTGATCAGGCCCGCGGCGAGCGTTTGCCAAGCTTCTTCGACGCGGTCCCGGAGCGGCCCGGGCGTCTCGACGTTCGGGATCGTCGCTTCGAAGTCGATGCCCTTGGCGGTCGGCGCGCGGAGTTCGACCGTGCCGATCGGCCGTTGGCTGTCGTGATGCCAGAGGAGCGGGAGCGGGTTTCGGAACGTCGCGCCGAGCGGATCGAGGATGTCGCCCGCCCGATCGGGCGTCGGGGTCGTCGCGACGCCCGAGATCCGTCGGGGGCGGCCGTCGGCCCGCTTCGTGTCGAGTACCGCGTACGCGCGTAGCACGCCCGCGAGCATGGGGCCGGACGGTTACGCGCCGGGAGTTTCTATTTTTTTATTCGCAGAATCAGGCAGCGCGCGACGGATCAGTTCGGGGACGGACAACCGCTCGAGCGACGCGCGGCGACACAACCGATCGAAGGCGCGGCCAGGGAGCGCGATCGAGACGACGACGGATCGGTCGGTCCGATCGAGGGGCGGCCGGCCGGGGGGGTTCGCCATCTCGGGGCCTGTAGTTTACGCCCCGCCGAGGATGATCATCTGGTATTCGGGCGTCGCGTCGTGCCCGTGGCGGGACATCGCATCGATCGCCATGATCAGCGCGTACCCGCCGTCGATCCGTTCCGTCGACAGGTCCTTGGAGGGTTTGATATTGCCCGCCGCGTCCGATTCGACCGACATGTTCCCGATGTTCCACCGGAGGATCGGGTGTCCGTCGTGCCGCAGCTGCTGCCCGACGATGGCCTTCTCGAGCAGCTTCGACGGCGCCGAGAGCGACGCGAACCCCTGGCGGACCTTCGCGCACGTGAACCCGTCGACCTTTTCGAGCCGGCTGATCACGTCGGTCGCGTTCCAAGGGTCGTACGCGACGACCTGGACGTCGAACTCCTGATCCCAATCGAGGAGCAGCCGGCGGATGTAGTCGTAGTCGACGACGGGCCCGGGCGTCGCCGTGAGCAGACCCGCGCGCGCCCATTCGGTGTACGGGACGCGGTCGCGTGACGATCGGATCGCGATCCGCTCCGCGGGGACGAAGAAATGCGGGAGCACGTCGAACTGATCGCCGTCGGGAAACACGGCGACCGCGGCGGTCAGGTCCGTCGTCGTCGACAAGTCGAGCCCGACGAAGCACCGGCGGCCGCGGAGCGTCGCACGATCGATCGGGACCTGGCACCGGTCCCAGGCGTCGAGCCCAATCCAGCGGGACGCTTGTTCGGTCCATTGGTTCAGGTACAGCCGGCGGAACGCTTGCTCTTGCGCGGGGACTTCCTTCGCGCGGGCACAGGCGGCGCGCATCTCGTCGAGCGATCGGAAGTCCCCGAGCGCGGGATTCGCGCGGGCCCAGACCCGCTCATCGGTCCAGTCGGCGTCGTCCGGCGCTTCAAAGATGATCGGGAGGAACGTCGGATCGAGCGCGGGCGTCTCGAGGACCTTTTTCGCGTGCTGGTACATTTCGAAGCAGATCGAATGCCGATCGTACCCGGCGGTCGAGATCGCAATCACGAGCGGTTGCGCGCGGGCGCCCGTCGACGACGTCAGGACATCCCAGAGCTCGCGCGACTGCGCGGCATGGAGCTCGTCGTAGATGACGCGCGACGCGTTGAACCCATGTTTGGAGTACGCCTCCGCCGAGATCGCGCGGTAGAACGAGCCCGTCTTGTGATCGACGATCCGCTTCTGCGAGTCGAGAATGTCGCAGCGGGCGAGCAGCTCCGGGTCGTTCCGGATCATCTGCGCGGCGACGTTGAACGCGAGCGACGCCTGATCTTTGTCCGCGGCCGCGCTGTACACTTCCGCGCCGATTTCCCCGTCGAACAACAGCCCGTCGATCGCGAGCGCGGCGACGAGTTCGGTTTTCCCGTTCTTGCGCGGCATCATCAACAGGCACATTCGATGCTGACGCTTGCCCGTGCGGCGGTCGATCTTGAAGAGCGGCCGGATGATCTTCTTCTCTTGCCAGGGCCGGAGCTTGAACGGTTGCCCCGCGAACGGGCCTTTCGTGTGGGTCAGCTGATTGATGATCTGGACCTTGCGCCCGGGGCCGTTCGGGTTCTTCATTCTCGGCCCTTCTGCGCGCGTTCAAGTTCCCCCTCTAGCCGTTCCACGGCCTGCGCGAAGAGCGCCCGCGCCTCGTCGCGGTCCTGCTTGGCATACGTCAAGGCGGCGGCCGTATCCGCTAAGCAACACTGCAACTCAAGGAGCGCCCTGCCGTGCGCGGCTGCTGCGAGCCGAAGGGCCTCGATCACCTGAACCTGCCGATTGTCGTGGGCCTGATACTCCAAACGAAGTTGATCGTGCAGTCGGAGGTAGTCGTCCATCGACACGAGGTCGTCCTCGTTCGGCTCCTCGTGATCGCCCTTCACCCGGTATTCCCACGAATCTTTCCGCAGTTGGGTGACGCAGTGAAACTTCTGCGGCGTCACGTGAGCAACCCCGCCCATTTCGACGGCTTCGCTTCGCCTGGCGGCGTCGGGAGCTTCGACGCGCGCGCGCGGCCCGACGGCGTGAGCCCGAGTTCCGACCAGAGCCGTTGACAATGCTGCAGCGCGCGATCGGCGACCAGGAGATATGGATTCGGGATCGGGACGCTCTTCGTCGTCTCGATGCACATGCCGAGCGCCATCACTTGCGCGTGCGCGGCGAGGTACCGCGACCACTGCTGACAGAGCGCGGTCAGCGCGGCGCGCTCGGTCGCGCTCACGAGCCCGACGCGACGGAGCAGCGGCGCGACGCGCGTCCACTCGGCGGCCGCGGCGGGGTCATCGGCGAGCTCGAGCGGCGGCGTGTCGAACGAGGCATCGGCGGGTGGGACCGTGGGCTCGTCGACGTTCAGCGGCCGCTTACTCGGGTTGCCCCGCAGCACTTTCAGCGCGGTCGGCGCCGGCCGGCGGCCCGAGTTCCAATTGCCCATTACGGGATCCGCCTGGGGCCGTCGTTCGCTCGCCGGATTCGCGCCGCCCGATCGCGCGCCCGCTGGACGCCCGCCCGCGCCAGGTCGGCGTCGTACCCCGTGAACCGTTGCACCGGGGTTTGTTTGTGCCAGGCGGGATCGGGGGGATCCCCGAAGAACTTGACCGCGAGCCGGCGGAGGGCGCGGATCATGGCGTGACCGCGGGTATGTGATTTGAGATAACAGCCGCGGGCGGCAGGATCCAGACGTCGCCCGGGACGGCGCGCGGGCCGAAACAAGTGGGACAGACCAGGACCCCAGGGGAGCGACCCGGGGCGCGGTACCGGACGAGCCCGTCGCAGTAGGTGCACGCCCCGAGCTCGTCGTCGGCGAAATGCCAGGGGAGCTCGAGCCGCCGCCCGACGACCAGGATCACGGTCTGACCCGTGTTGTCACACCCCATCATCCCCCCTCAACCGGTATACAACCCCTGCATAAAATGGGGTCGAAACGGCGACCAGTTCGAACCGGTTTTCCGCGAAAACGTTTGTAGGGGCGGGGACCGGTCCCCCGACTGTTCACTCGGCAAGCGCGACCCTCCCCCCCTGGGACGCGCCGTCGTGGGCTGATCCCGTGCCAAGTCGGGCGCTTGGCGGCGCCCGGAAACGGCGGAATCGGCGGTATCGGCGGAATTCGGCAATATGCAGAATTCGACATTTCCGGCCAGCGGGCGGCCGCGGCCGTCCGTCGCCCGCGCCTTCACTCACAACCCCGCGCCGGATTTTCGGGTGTGACACGCGGCGCATAGCGTCTGCCAGTTCCCGAGTTCATCCCAGAACAACGCCTGATCTCCACGGTGCGGGACGACGTGATCGACCTGGGCGCCGAGCGTGACGCGACGCTCGTCGAAACACTGCGACATCACGGGCGCCAGGCCGGCGGGCCGCATCCCGCAGAGCGGGTACGCGTCGCGAAACAACCGGGCGCGGCGGGCCCACCGGTTGCCGTACCCGCGCGCCTGGCGCGAACCGCGGGCGCGGTCGACGACGCGGGTGTGCACCGTGCACCGTGCCCGCGCGACGAGCGCGCCGCATCCCGGTTCATCGCAGAACTTCATTGCTTCACCCATTCACGGATAGCGTGAATCCACGCACGCAACTCCCGCCTTAGTCCGGATGAACCGTGTCGCGCGAGCCCTGCCGCAGTTCCCGGAAGTCTAGGAGCGCCGCCGAGGCCCGCTGTGGGTCCAAGCCGACCTTGGTCGTCAGGAAGGCGTAGATCAGCTGATCGCTCACGGCCGCCTCGATCCCTCCTTGCAGCAGTCCCACGACTTCTCGGGCTTTGTCGAGGGACATCTGAGTCAATTCGCCGTTCACGGCGAGTTCGACCCGGCCGTCCTTGGTGCGTGACGACAGCAGGGACGTGACCACGACGTTCGTGTCCGAGCTGCCGCCGCGAGACTTCAGCGCGATTCCCTGCATGTCGAGGACTTCGTCGCCGTCATCCTTTTGGACGGCGTGCCCGTAGTCGGCCGCCTCGAGCAACGCCCGGATCGCCGCATAGACGGTCGGGGGGATTTCTAGAACGACGTACGTGTGTGTCATTTCACGCCTCCTTCGGATCCGGCGCCGCGCGGCCGATGAGCCCGAGGAGCGACACGTCCGGCACTGTCGCGCGCTCTTGCCAAGAGGCAAGAGGCAACGGCGACAGATCGAAGGCTCGGCCAGGTTTGCAGCGCGAAGGTTGTCAACATGGGGACTCCTCTCCTCGAATTGCTTGCAGCCGGTTTTTGACCGGCACGTTTCGGTCGCGCCGCAATGACCGGTCCCGTCCGATCCATGCCAGTCGCGGTCATGTCCGCAAACGCAGAGATGCTCAGTCCAGCCGGGACAATCAGGCGCGTGCCCGCGCTCCGGTGTCTGATCGCACACTTGGCAGAGAAAGACCGGCGGCGCGTTTCGAAACGCGCGAACGATGAATCGATCGTCAGACTTCATGCCTTCACCGATTCCCGGATAGCGTGAATCGAGTTCGGCCGGCGCGCCCGTCGCGTACATTTTTGGCAATCTCTCGAGACGCGGCTGAGATACGCGCCGCAGTGTTCGCAGCGCGCGCGCGGCGCCGGCCGCCAGGTCGGATCGATGCAGCAGACATGCCGGTACGGCGTGCGGCCGTCCAGGCGCCGCGCGAAGAGCCC